TGAACCCGTTATATTGAACGAACCTGATAAAAATTGTCTTAACTGCTTTCTTTTTAAATCGGCCATTATGAGTCAAACTTTCCGTGTGCGATGATTTCATCATCTGATTCTAAATTATATCCAATACCACTAACATCAACTTTTAATAAAAATGATGTTCCTTTTTGTTCTACTTCTATAGCATTATGTTCCATATATTGTCCGTTCATAAAGAATATGAAATCATTTTCTGATGTTGATGTCATACCGGTTGGAGCTGACGCTGTAACTGCTTCAAAACTTGCTGTTGATGAACCACTTATTCCTGCGGCTACTTTTACAAAATTCTTTCTTAAATAATCTGTTCCTGATGAACTTACACTTCCGGTTAATTGAGCGTTTACATAGGCTTTTGAAACTGCTGAACCTTGAGTTGTCGGATTAGCCGGTAATCCTAATACTTCTCCGTCTCCACTAAAAGTTAAGTTAGCGGCTGAACCCATTGTCGAGGTTGCTAAACTCGTGATTGTTTTATTGGTTAATGTATCGGTTGTTGATGTTCCAACAATATTTATATTACTTCCTGCGGCATTGTCTATAGCCCATCTGGTTTCACTATGGTCAAATAGTAATTGTGCATTTGTTGAACCTGCTCTACCAACTCTTAAACCGGAATCTGTTGATGATAAAGCTGTTGAACCTGTAAAATTTAAATCTATAATTGGGTCTTCTACTGCAAATCTTTCAACATTATTAAATGATGATGAACCTTGAACAATTAAATCTCCGTATATTTTTACACTACCACTTGGAACTCCACTAGTCAATACTTCTATTACGGTATTGTCATTGGAATCTAAAATTACTGGGTCTGTTGGGTGGTTTATTTTTATTTTACCGGCTGTAAATGTATTGGCTGAACCAATATCTAAACTACCGGTTCCAAGATTGTCTACATTAACTTGGTCAAATTCTAATGTGTATAGTCCTGTTAAAGAACTAGTTACTGCTGAACTTTGTAAAGTTAAACCACCTGATTGTGGGGCTTGTGCTTGTGTTGTTAAATCAATTAAACTCATACTGACGCCTCTCTTTGAAAACTAATTTTTATGGAAGATTCACTTCCGTCTCCTGTTAAAGTTGGTGGTAAAAAATTTGTGTCAACATCTGATATTACCGAACCGCTTTTTAACTCCATTCCAAAATTATCAAATGTTAATTTGTTAACCCTAAATTTTGTTTGTGTTGTATCTATGAAAAAATCTGCTGATGCTGACTGAGTTTGGTCAACATTAGACAATTGTTCTATACCATTAATAAATATTCGTAACGACCCATTTCTGATACGATAATTGTCAGCTATTGTTGGTGTAAACTCATTATATTTAGTTGTGGAATCAGTTCTATCCGAGAATACAAAATGTTCTTGTTGTTGATAATATCTTTCATTGGCACTAGACAAATGAATTAAATCTGTATCTACGGTTGGAATACCATTTTTATTATCAAAAGAATAACCTAGTGTTATACTTCCGGTATCATTAAACATAACTCTATCACCTGAAAAAGATGATTCACTTACTGGAAATGTAAATTGTCTTGTTCTTCCTTTTAAACCGGTTCTTTTGTCTATTTCTCTTTGTGTCATTATGTTATCTCACTTTGAAATATAATAGTTACAAAATCTGTATTTTTTATTGTAAATCCTGAATTATCTGATTGTCTTTTTCTAATCACTACTTCTTTTAAAGAACTTGAAACAAAATAATCAAATCCACTTGAAAATCCTATTTGATTATCAGCAGATGATAATTCTAATCCATTTAATTTTACTTGAACTGATTGGCTCATTATTCTTCTATCAGTTTCTAAAGTTGGTTGATAAACTTGTCCTTGACTTGCTGATAAAGATGATGATTGACTACCACTTACCCTAAATGATTTTAAATTATAAGTTGAATTTGCATTAGAAACCGATAATAGTGCTTTGTCATCTTTTGAAGAAGTTGGTGCACCACCACCTCTCATTACATAAAAAGTATCACCACCAAAGGTATTTGTAAATTCTAAGTCTTGTGCTTGATTACCGGTTCCGGTTGATACACCTCTAATAAAGTCTGTTGCACTTCCTAATCCACTTGGTAATGATGAATTACCAGTTGTAAATATTCTTACAGTTTCTGCTCTACTATCGGGTGAAAATACTGATGATATGGACAAACCACTTTCATCATTCACCACAACTTGTTTTGGTGAGAAAAATCTTTGTGTGTTTATAAACTCATTAAATGCTTCTGGAATTAAATATCCTTTAAAACTCATATTAAAGTTTGTTTTGATAATTCTTTCATTATCCCCCATTTCTGTTGCATCTTCAAATGAATCTATTGATGATAAAAATTTAAATTTGTTTGGTTCTCCCCAATATGCTCCTTCAGAAAAATTTATTTGTTCAATAATCCTATTCATTTCTTCAATATAAGGTGTCCAAACTATTGCTTCATAATTTAGATTCATATAATCTGGGACAGCAGTAGTATAATATTCTTTTGAGTTTAACATACCTTGAACTACTGAAAATCTATCATATCGTTGATTTTGTGAATATTTTTTCTCAAATGTATAAAATTGTTTTGGGTCATTAGCATCTAATTTGTCAACCGGCATTGTTTCATTTGCTTCCATTGAAACTCTACGAAAAACAATTAATGGTGTAACTAATTGTCCTTTAACATCACGAACATAACCTTGTTTTTGTATTGAGTTCCATCTTTCCGCGTTAGCATAATAAATAGGAACTTTTACTTCTTGTCCGTTGATTGTTGTCATTGGTTTTATAACTTCGTTGAAATAATACATTATAGCCGCATCAACATCCATTAAACCAATAGATACATTTTTTACATTATCTTTTCTTTGGTTTGTTTCAGAACCTCTACCTTTTTGTAGTCCTCTATTGAGTTCTCTACCTTCAAGTCTTCTCTGTGTTCTTGGTAATGGTTTTGTTCTATCGGCCATTATTCAACTCCTAATTCTAACCCAATTCTTTTTGAATATTCTTTTTGTGTATTGACGATACTATTAAATGATTCTGGTAATAAATATCCTTTCATACTTAAATCAAATGTTGTTTTTATAATTCTTTCTCCTTCAAATTCTGAAGCATCTGTAAATGTTGATATACCAGCTTTAAATTTAAATTTATCAGGTTCACCCCAATAAGAATTTTTTGACCAACTTATTTTTTCTATAATTTTATTCATTTGGTCTATATAAGGTGTAAACACTATACAATTATAATTTATTGTAACATAACTTGGAATAGTTACATTATAAACTTCTTCTAATGGTTCGTCATTTTCAAACAATGTAGAAGTTTGTGTAAATCTATTTTGATTAGAAAATTTCTTTTTAAATGTGTAGTTAGAACCTTCAGTTGCTGGTTGTAATGAAGGTGTTAGAAAAGCATTATTTGATTCTCTTGATACTGATGTTCTTTTGAAAATTAAAAGTGGTGTAATAAATTGACCTTTAACATCTCTTAGATATCCAAGTTTTTGAATTGATTTCCATCTTTCTGGATTTGCATAATAAACAGGAACCTTGACTTTTTGACCATTATCTATTACTTCTGGTTTTATTACTTCTCTAAAATAATACATAACAGCGGCATCAATATCTAACAAACCAACTGAATAATTTTTTACATTGTCATCTTTACGACTTGTATCGAATCCTCTGTTAAAGTTAGTTTGTGTTGTTAATATTTTTTCTGTTCTTGGTAAAGTTTTACTTCGTTCCATTAAATACTTCTCACTTCTTCAATGTTAAGATTACTTCGTCTTAACAAGTTAGCACTACAAATGACTGAATGAATATGTTGTCCGTCTAGTTGTTTATATTGTCCACCAACTAATTGGTTTTCATTTACATTATTGATTTCCCAATAAGCGGTAAACCATTCAACTATATCTCCTACTTCCAATACTAAACTTACATCTCTTAGAGATTGTCTTACAAATGAAAATGTTGCATTCTGTCTTAAGTCTGGTCCAAATTCATCTGTATTAAATGCCATATCTTCGGCTTCAACTAAACAAGCTATTTCAACACCTGGTTTAAATACCTTTCCGTCTGTTGTTTCACCATACATATTAGTTTCTGTATTGTTAGCTGATATTTTATAAACAATTACAGTCTGGTCAATGATTCCACTATTCGCATTATTTAAATCACCGATAAGTTCTTTATTAACTCTATCAAATGTGTCTAAATCATTTTTTCCGAAAAATCGTGGGTTTGCCATCTCTCACTCCTAACCTATGTAGATTGGATACGGGACTTTTTTAAGTTTTTCTTGTAGGAACTCGGATTCGTCTTTGTCTGCTTCCATAAGTGCTTTACGAGAAGATTGTTCAAGTATTTCTCTGAGTTGTGTAACAAGAGCTTCTTTTTCGGCTGACGCTTCTGACCTCAAAGTGTCTCCGTCCAAGCTTGTTTCAGCACCAGGTATCGGGATAGCTCCATATTTACTCCTTACTATACCTAATAATTCCTTTGTTAGTGCTAATCCATATTTTCTAATCCATTGTTTTCCTACATCATTAATATTTGTAAACTTCATATTATCATAAGGAACATTAGAAAAGTCGGAAATTACATCTGAACTTCCTGAATATTCTGTTATTAACGCATTATCTCTATCTGAACGAACCACATATTCAAAATGTAGTTTATAAGAAGAATCTGGTCTTGGGAATATTCTTAGTTTGTTATTTCTTAATTGAAATGAATATGCTGATTTTCTAATTTGGTCATTTAATTCAATGGCTTGTAATCTCAACATATCAGCGTAAACTGGCATCATTAAAAATGTAACTGCTGGTGAATAATTACCAAAACCAAATTGGTCTAATAAATTCATTGTTCCAGCACCAGTTCCTGCATAAGGGTCAAAATATCGTTGAACTGCTGGTGTTTCTTCATAAAACACTTTTTGTAGTTCTATTGCATTACCACTTTCACTTACATCTGCCCATAGAGCATTTAAATCATAAGTTTGAGAACCACTAACAACATCTACTGAACCTGACTTCACTTCAACTAAACCACCAACTCCAGCTTCTGTTCCGTAAGCTTGTGATAAGAATACACTTCTACCTAAGTTCGGGGTTACTCGTTTGTGAGTTAAGTTTGATGATGTTGATTGACCTTGTAGTGATAATAAATTGTCTTTAATATTAAATTGATTTATTTGAGCACTATATTCAGATATAGATTCTTCTAAACAAGCATAAAATTGTTTGTCTTGTAATTCTACATTCATTAGTGGATAACCTAATCTTTGTGCACACCAAGTTGCAAACTTTGGAGCTTCTGATTGAAACTCCGAATCTGTATCATAAAATCCAAATGGTGTATTACCACTAACTGCTGAACCTGAACCAGGCCATATTGGTTCTTGAGCCATATATTTTTCTCCTTAATTTGTTCTAGTAATAAATATAACGAAAACCAAAAAACCCCCTGCGAACAGGGGGTTTTTCGTGATAAGTATTACTACTCGACTTCTGTAATGTTATTTATTACACTTTGTCTACATCTGCAACAATAACTTTACCATAGAATTCGCTTCTGACCATTTTCTTAGCGTATCTGGTCATCACGCCTTTTCTAGGTGTGAAGTTAGTTGGGTCGTAAACAAGTGGTGTCATAATTAACGGTACATATGGTGAATACACAGCACCAGTTTCTAAGAAGTTTGAACCTCTAAATCCAACAAGGATTTGATTTTCTTGCATATAAGGGTTCTTGTATACATTGAATCTATTGTTTAATAGACCAACTTTTTGAACACCCATTGCGTAAGAACTATCTACAGCACCATCTGAAGTTGTTGCATATCCAGGAATAGATTCTAGGATTGTTGCAGTTTCAGGTGAGATTACTATAAAGTTAGCTCCTCCTCTTAGAGTTTTCTGATGAATTGCATTAGATACTGATTGTATCTTGTTTCCAAGTGTTTGGAACCATTCACCTTTTGTGTAAGCACTTGCGTTAGTAGCAGTGTTTTTGAATAAACCACCTTCAAACTCACGACCTACGAATGCTGACCATCTTTCTGTTTTAGCGGAAGCACCTGCAATCAACATATCAAGAATTTCTAAATCAATTTCCATTGAAATGTACTCACTTAATAGTGATGTTAGTTCTGCTTCAGCGTCTACTGAATGGTAAGCGTTCAAGTCTTGAGCTAGTTCAGGAGTCCAAACTGCTTTTAACTTACGAGTTTTCGCTACGATAGCGATACTTCTTAATGCTATATCGATTTCTGGAATTCCAGCATCTGATTCTGCACTTGTTCCACTTGCTGTTGCCTCAAAGTCACCTCTAGTTGTATCTGTTGGTGCTTTGTGGTATTTAAAGCTTAATGAACCAGTAAATGCTGTTAGTTCAGCTGGGTCAACGATAAATCTGTAATTTGAACCTGTTAAAGCGTTATAAGCTGGGTAATAAGCATCTAAAGCACTTACATTACCGTCTGAAGAAGCGTTAGCAACTTCAAATGCTCTAACACCATCAGAATCAGGGTTTGTAAACGCTGATTTAGCGATGATAACTTGTTTTAAGTTACCAAATGATGATGATAGTGTTGGTTCAAAGTCAACATCACTAAAGTTAACTGAGCTTGTTGAAAACGAACTTGTTGTTACTGTTAGTGTTGTATCATTGATAGAATAACCAAACTTTCCTGCACCATATAAACCTTCAGTTGCATCACCAGAAGCTGATGTTACACCGTGAACATTTTGATTTGCATCAAAGTTTGATTGGTCTGTTCCATATCTGAAATCGAGATAGAAAATTAGACCTGATGGTAAATTCATTGGTTGAACTGACACAAAGTCTTGTGCTGCAAGTTCACCAAAGATTCTTCTTACTAATGGTAAAGCTACACCTGACCATTGTTCAGTATTTGAACCTGTTCCTACTTGTGAAGCTTCAGTAACAAGTTGATTTGCTTGGTTTTCAAGCAACACTGCCATACCACTTCTTTTAGTTTCAGCATCAATACCTTCTAATAAACCAGTTGGTTCCCATTTGTCAACCAATTGTCTTGTTTGTTCAAGCAATTGTTTGTGTGGATTGTTACCATCAAGTAACTGACTAATGTTATTTATATCTGACATTATATCTCTCCGATTTTAATATTGTTTAAATTAAATTTGCCAATTTCTTAAATCTGTTTTTCATTTCCATTCCCTCTGAAAGAACTTCTTTCTTTGGTTCAGTAGATGCAACAGCTTTAGAAGCTTGACCTTTACTTTCGTTTACTCTTTTATTACCATTACCTTTAAAAGATTCTGCTAATGTAGTGTAAACTAATTTTATTTCTCTTAAGTTTTTAGTGCGGTCGAATTGTTCGACAACTTGAAGTTTTTGGTTATTGTTTAAACCAAAACCTCTAAACAATTTGTTAGTAAACAAAAGTTTAGCGTTCATCAAATTAACTTCGTTTAATTTCTCACGAAGATAACCGATTGTATCTTTGTATTCTTTAAGTTGTGTTTTCATTTCGTCCACTTTATCTTCCTCGTCTTCATCTTCCATTCCTTCTTCTTCAGAAAGAGCTTTGATTACTTCTTCAAGGTCGATATCGTCGTCTTCATCTTCCATTTCGTCAGCTTCCGTTACTGGTTCTTTGACTACTTCGTCTTCAGAATTTTCTTTTCCGCCTTCTTCGTCTGCACCTTCGCCTTCAGGTCCTTGTGCACCGACTTCTGATGAATCTGTTGCGCGTTCTGATGGTTCTTTGTTTTCAGCATCACCTATGTCTGATGAGTCAAGTTCTTCTTCAAGTTCTCTAATGACTGACTCTAAGTCAAGTTCATCTTCTTCATCTTCCATATGTTCGCCTTCATCTTCCATATGTTCGCCTTCGTCTTCCATATGTTCGCCTTCGTCTTCCATATGTTCGCCTTCGTCTTCCATATGTTCGCCTTCGTCTTCCATATGTTCGCCTTCGTCTTCCATTTCTTCTGAAACTTCTTCTTCGTCTTCGTCTTTCATGCGTTCTTCGACTTCTTCCTCGTCTTCGCCATGCATTCTTTCCTCGACTTCGTGTTCGTCTTCAGCTTCCATATGTCCATCTCCACTACCTACTTCTCCTTCTCCTTCGCCATATTCTTCATCTTCTGATTGAATTTTCTGGGAAAGCATAGATTTTAAGCGTGGTGTGAACGCTTCCTCAAGAGCTATTTTAGCATTCTCTAATGCGGTTGCACGAAGTGCTTTAGCATCAGCGATTGCTTCTTTTAGTATGTCATCCATTTTATTTCTCCGTTGGATTTGTATAGTTATTGGGAACTATAATATAGTGTGATTAATTACAATATATGAACTGGTCAGGTAGACCGATATTGTGTTTACATATAAATATAAAATTATGAAAAAATTCGTCTTTTTTTATTGATTATTTAATAATTTTCTATTATTTATCTTTGCTCTTTTTCTCATTTCTCGTTTTTTGACTGAAGGTTTAGTGTAGAACTCTCTTTCGCGTAGTTCTATTAATATACCTGAGTCTTTTACTTTTTTCTTGAGTTTTCTTAGAGCGTATTCTATTTTGTTGTCTTTAACTGTAACCTTTAACAATTTAACCTCTTAGTCTGTTTCGTTTTCTGCTGAGTAATTTTTATCTACATAATTGAAGAATTCTTTTTTCTTATCACCTAATTCTGCTGGTGTTGAAACTCCAAATTTTTTCAATGCACCTTTAAAGAATTTTGCATATTTTGTATCTTCTTCTGTAATTTCATCATCTTTAATAGGTTCTTGATAAGGATTTTCTTTACCGGTTTCTAATTCTGGTGTTTCACTATCATCTGATTCGTGTCCATAGTCGTGTGTTTCATTTAATTCATAATAACGACCTAATACACCACCCATATCTTCATATAAAGCTTCTAATCTTTGTTGAACTGATGATGCTTCTTCAGATAGTTTATTAAAGTGTTTTGATAAATTTGTTAATTCTTTCATATTACGATTTACGGTAACTTTGTCAAACCAATCTTCTGTTTCTCTTAAAGTGTGAACTTTAGCGGCGTTAGCAATATCTGAAAGTGTTTTTGCTGTTTCTTTTAAATCACCAGATTTATAAATAGATTTACCTAGTTGACCAAATTCTTGTATTTTTGATAAGATTTGTTTTGAATTTACTTTTGGTTCATTTTCAACATCACCATATTTTTCTTTAACCATCTTAGATAAAGACATATCGTTGTGAAATGCATTTTGTGAAACAACACCACCCGCTAGTGAGAAAGAGTGTTCTTTCAATAAGTTTTTTAGTTTGATTTGTTTTGACATATTTTTTCCTCGTTAATAAATATAAAGTTTTTAAATTTTTTATGATGATAATGTAAGTTGTTTTCCGAACTTTTTCCACAAATTCATCATAAATATGTATAATTGTTTTTCGTTCATCTTGTCAACTCTATCCCTTGCTTTTTGTGATGCTTTCTTGTATACTGCTTGAAATAATTTTGCTGTCATCACATCAACGGTTTTACCTGCAATTTTACCATATGAATAATCATCTGCCATTTTCATAATTTTATCCACACCCTTACCTTCATTTACTTTTCTAATTCTTGATTTACCTTTTTCTGGGTCATATTCAAAGTTAGGTTCTTTTGGAAACCTTTCTCCGTTTTTAATTTTGTCTTGTCTGACTGCGAAAACTGATTCAGTCATATCTTTTAAAGCTTGTTTAAATGCTTTCTTATCTCTTTTGTAATCTGACATTACTTGGTCAAATCCCAACATATCAACCATAGTTAAAAATACTTCTTTTTCTTTTTTACCTAATTTGTTGATAACCTTTTTAGATTTTGCTGACATTTCGTTTATAGATTCTTTTAGTCCTGTTTTTAAACCTGTATTCTTTTTGAATATCTTACCTAATTGGTCAACAAAAACTCCTTTTTCTTTTGATTTAGTTTTTACATTGCTTCCTCTTATTGATAAGAAATCTATATCATATAAATCTTTAGATGATAATTTAAATCTAACGTGTGTTACACCTTTTGAATTTTTACCAATTTGCATTACTAATCCCAATCCACTAAAAGTTAAGTTTTTTGCACCAGTCATTGAGATAAATTTATTACCACCTAATTGTTTTAGTAATTCTGATGCTTGTGATTTAGACATTGCTTCATTTACTGATTCAACTGGATTCAATAAATAATTGGTTGCTTTTTGTAAATAATTTTGTGATAAAGTTATTTTATCTGACCACCAACTTGGTAATGAATCTTCTTTGTTCATTCCGTTTAGTTTGTTTAGAAGTTTATTACTATCATCAACCATAATCATTACTTTTCTTTTTGATGATGCGACGTCTGTGTGTCCGTCTTCATTGATGTTTTCATTAACATCTTTGACACCAGTTAATTCATAACCCAATACTTCAGCACTCTCTAATCTTTCCTTTTCAAATTTTTTCTTTTCTGTTTTAGTTAAGAATTCATCAGAACCAAATCCTTCGTTAGTTCCTTTTTGTATACCTTTTTGTGTTCTAGCATATTTAGTCACATTTTTAAATATATTTTTAACATCATCAAGTTTAGAAGCTCTCATTGCTTTTCTATAATCCGTTTTTAAACCTTTTTCTTCTCGTTTGATTTGAGTGTTAATCATATTTAAAAACTTTTTAAATATTGCTTCAAATCTACCTTGATAACTACCTAATCTTTTAGAACCAACTAATGCATAATTGATATCAAAAGTTAATTCACTTAGTTCTTTTCTTCTTTTATTTGGTTTTTTATTGTCATAAAAATTACCATAAGTTAACAATTCTACAATACCTTTGTAAGCTTTGTAAAGTTCATTTCTTTCTTCTTGGGATAAACCTTCTTTATTTTTAAGTTTTTTAAATCCTGCTCTCATTTTGTTTGGAACACCTGCATTCTCTTTTAATTCTTTATCTTCTTCTCCGGTTCCACCAGGTGATTTTAATTTATAATTAGGGTCTTTAGCAGAAACAACATAACCACAACTTTCAACATAATCCTCAACCATTGTTCTGATTTTTTCACGAAGTGCTTGTTCTACTTTTTTAGGAAGTCCTTTATGTTTTGTAGATGCGAAATCTTCAACATCTTTCTTTTTCATATCGTCTGCCGCGTCTTGTGCATCTTTTGAGAATTTAGATGCTGGTTCATCACCTTTTTGTATTGCTCTCACAATACCCATAAATTTTTGTTGTTGTTTTGATTTAGATGGCATTATTTGTTGGCTCCCACAACTTCTCTTTTTTGATTTTTTTTATTTGTTAAGTAATCCATATCTCTTATTGAATCTTTTAAACTTTGTTGTAATTGAAATCCACCTTCATTGTTTAAAAGTTTTGAAACATCTTGTAATAATCTAAATCCACCAAAACTACCAACTAACCTATTACCTACTTTTGTTCCTTTTGATTCTGGAAAAACTGATGATATTTTTTTATTATTAAATTTTTCAAATCGTTTGTATGCTTTTACAGCTTGTTTATATTTTGGGAACAATACTGAACCTAATCTAGAAGGAACTGCATCTTTAACTCTATTTGGTTCTTTAAAGTTTTTAGGATTACTTAAAGCGTTTGATAATTTTTTTATAGATTTTGACAATGGTTCTCTAATAAAAGGTGGTTTCCAATGTCCTAAATCGTAAACTGGTTTAATGTCTTCTCTATCATCAAAGTCAATAGCAACATAATCTATTTTATTAATTATACTCAAAAGTTCATTTAAAGCTTTTCTCAATGGAGCATAATGATATTTTAAATTAATGTATCCATATAAAGTAGACTTTGCTCTTTTTACAGCAGGTTTCAATACTGAAACTTCGTTTTCGTTTAGTTGATTTTGTTGGTGTTTTTCCATTACACTATTGAGTGTCGGTAATGGTTCACCAAACTTTCTTTCCCAAACTTTCCCTTCTTTTAATATGGTTTTTAATTTAATCATTTTATAAAAATCCTAATAGGTTATCTAAATCTTTTAATGCTCTACGATTACCTTTCATTGCAGCTAATATAGCCATTGAGTATCGTCTTCTTTGACTTGAAGAACCAGCATCTAATACATCTAATAAATCGTCTGCGTGAATTTCATATTTTTTTAGAAACTTAACAACATCATCTATTTTTCTACCAAGTATTTTTGCTAACTTTTCAGTATCTCTAAACTTTGGTTTAAACGATTCATTTACTAATTCTGTTAGTTTAATCATTTTCTTCTTCTTCCATATTTGTTAAATCTATCTCTTACATCATAGAATAATTGTTTCAATACATTTCTTTTAGAAAAACTTGAATCTTTAAGACTTCCATCTTTGATACTTC